CATTGGTGGTCGTTTTTTAGCCATTGCTTTTGCTCTAGCAGCCTGTACTTGTTTTTTTGGTGGTCGTCCGACTTGCTTCCCGTATGTTCCTTTTCCGTATGGCATGGTTAGCTCCTTAGTTGATAGTAGTCTTCAATTGTACACCGGACTTGTCGTCCTTCATGTTTAACATATATTGGTGCGCCTACTCTAAGCCACCGTAGTGATACTTGAGTTACGTCTTCAGATACTATGCAGTCCGGTATTACTACGTACTGTTGATCTGCTTTTTCAACGAGAATCTTGGTATTAGCTGACGCTTGTAGTGACAGCAGCATTACCGCTACTAATAGTTTTCGCATTGTGTTCTCCTAACGTCATCACGACGTGCAATAGCCTCACGGCTGTTTTACCACTTCTTACAAGACCAGTACCTCGCCGTGAGTTTGCTGGGTGGGTTTGTGTCACACTTGTGACGTGCTCTGAAGGACTTCCTTCGTGCAGGTTGGTCTTTCTTAATAGTCATCTTGGCGTCACCAAAACGAATAGTCTTAGTCTTGTCGCCTTGTTTCGCTACTACTACAAACTTTTTAGTTGGGTGATTAGGCGTTCGCTTCGGCTTGTTGTACCCGCTTACTCCTGCCCGTGCTAGTTTTGGATCCTTGCTCTTTGGCATTATTCATTTCCTCCAGCTGGCGTTCCAAGCGGTCTATTCGTTCCCATTGGTGGCTGAACTCTTTGTTGATTTGCTTGAGTAGAGATTGAAGTTCGTAGTTCGTTAGCATTGGTTTTTCCTTGCATTTGTTGTTCTTTAAGAAGAGTTTCAGCAACACGCATACGTCGTTCAAACTCTCTATCTTCTTGATCGCCTTCTTTTAGATTGCGAGTAATTGCGTTGATTTTATCAATCTCAAGCTCCATAGGAACTGCTTGAGCCTCTGCAGCCAACTTAGCAGCTCTTGCTTGAGACTCTTGAGCCTGTGCAGACAGCGCTGATGTTTGCGACTGTTGGAACTGCAACTGTGCTTGTTGCATTTGTTGTTGCATTTGCTGCTGCTGTTGCTGTGCCTGTTGTGCTTCAGGTGTAGGCTGAGATGCTTTAGCAAGTGCTGCAAGAAGTTCTTCACGGTTTGACAAATTCATATTGTCAATTAAAGACTCAACAAGAGTAGAATAAACAGGAGAATCTTGACCCATAGTTTGTAGAAGTTGCACTAGTTGAGACGTTTCGTACTCACGAGCAATAATACCCAAAGTAGAAGTAGCATTAAACTTATAGTCTGCTACAGGATAAGACTCAGGATCAAACTGCATGTATCTGTGTGCCGCTTTTTTAACAAACGGAATCAAGAAAGACTGCTGGAAGTTAATCAGTGTACGCTTATGACGTTTAATAACAGCGCCAAGAGACATACTAATACCAGCGGCAGTAGCCTCGCCATTAACTTGACCTGCAAGTCCTGCTGAGTCCACTGCTCCGGTTGCTTGTTGTACCATCTGCTGCAGTGCTGATGCTTGAGTAAAAGTAATTTGGTTAACTTGTCCAAAGTTAAACGGTTGAAGTACTTCACGAGGATCTCCGTTGGTTAAGATCATCTTACCGGGACGTACTTCAGGTTTAGCGCCTCGTGGTAGCCGTGTAGCGTCTATAGCCATCATTGGGTGAATAGTCAGGCTTAATGCGTCAATTCTAGCTCTTAACTCTGTGTCCAGTGCTTTTTGACTGTTATAACCTTTTTCACATACGCCACGACCCCAGAAACGTCCGGGCACTATGTCCCAAGGAAACGCTACTACAGGACGGTCTTGCATCATATAAGGGTTAGCTTCTGCTTTAAGAAGAACGCCACCGTTAGCAATAACAACTACTGCTTCTACATAACGAGATTCAGATTTTTTGTCTAGTTCTACTACTTCTTCATCTTCGTCTTCATCTTTTGTAGCAGCGTCTAACAACTCTTGTGGTACTAAACCATAATATTTAGTAAGACGTACTTTATTGTCATTATAAATAGTTAAGTCTTGGTCAGGTTCCAAGTCAGTATCAGGAGCGGCAGAGCCAACATATACGTCACGGTAGACTCCTTGCTCTTGAAGTAGTTCTACATGATGATAACTAACAAATTCATCAATAGCTACTCCCATAGCGTCTTCAACAGACGTAGCTACAGGATCAATAAGGAAGTTTTGTGGCAGTACAGGTTTTAACTTTACTTTTACACGATCAGTAATGTTTACGCCTACTGCTTGTAAGTCACCGCCCATAATAGGCTCAACAGCAGGAGCCATCTCTTTCATTTCTTCAATAACAATCTCACCAACACCTGTACCAAACACAGCAGCGTTAATAAGACATTCTGCAACAGATTTACGTACTTTACAGTCTTCAAAATCTTCTGTTAGTTTGTTACGCAAAAACATAACGTCATCACGTTGAGCGTCACCCATGTTGTCAGTAACATCAAACCATTTGCCACGACCAAAGGTAGCTTCTTCTAGTTCCGCTACATTAGACTCAACTGCTTGCTGAAGTGCAGGAGAAATAATACGGGAACGCTCAGACCTACGCTCGCTGTCAGCAGGATCCCATTGGCCACGCCACAGTCTATAGTATTCTTCAAATCTTTGTTCATAGTTACTTTCGTAGTAATCTCTCCAGTCTTCACATTTATTAATTACCCAGTCTTCAATAGTTTCTTGAATCAATAAAGGATCTTGTTCGTATAATTCGTCCATATTAGTATCCTGCTACTACGTCTAAGATTTCGTGGTCTTCGATTTCATATTCGTAGTCGTAAGCCACATTTGCAAGTTGGTCAATATACGCCAAAGCGTCTATCAAGTCGTCGTGTGTTAAAGGGTCTGGAAATTGAAAAAGTTGGTCAAGAAATCTACTATTCCACTCACCTTTGTTTAAAGTTATGTATCCGTTTTCAAAACGTCCCTGAAGCGCCCACATCACCCTGTCAGTCTTTTTCTTATTACCGTGGGTTAACTCTTCAACCCTAAAGAACATGCCGTATCGTTTTTGCATGTCCATCAAAGGAGACATCACAGCTTGTTTAGCAATACCTCTTTCGATTCCAACCGACACGGGACGGTAATCTCTAACGGCCTGAAATATCTTAGCTGCTGTTTCGTCAAGTGACCATCTACCGTATACGATATTGTCAACATACCAACCATGCTCACTGACCTTAACCACGGCAATCGCTGTGTCGTCAAGTTTGGAGTTTTTAGTTTTTTTCTTGTTGACTTCTTCAAAACCCGCCAAGTCAACTGCAATGTAGTAATCTCCTACTTCCGGCTTAGACTCACTAAACTTAACCCAATCTTCCTTAAACATTTCCGACCCACGCGCTTCAAAACTTGCCATAAACTCTTGGCGAAACGCATAAGAAGACATAGACCTTTTAGCAATGTCGATTTCACTGGGGTCCAACAACGGATTATCATAACTAGTAAAGTGCCAAGCTTTGTACGTAGGGTCATCATCTAAGTCCGCATATTTATATAGTTCGTAGAAGTGGTTGCGCCCCATTGGTGTACCAATAAACATGGCACATCCCTTTTGATCCGCAAGGGCAGGTCTCAGGATCTGCTCGAATACCTCTGGCTTCATGTCAGCGTACTCGTCCATCACTAGGAACTTAAGGCTGACACCTCGCATTGTCTCTGGTCTGTCTGCACCCTTAAGGCTTATGGTAGCACCGTTGACAAGCTTAATTTGCAAATTATTAATGTGACTACCAGCAATAACAGGGTGCCCCAGTTCCAAGAGGGTGGACCACATGATGTCTCTGGCTTGTCCCTGAGTAGGTGCGACGTAAAATACATGGCCTTTGTCTGCCTGTAGTGCGTTAACAATTAACATCCATGCTGCTAACCTAGACTTACCTGTACGTCGCCCAGCAGCTACTATTTTAAAACGTGTGTCGTCTGCCCAGACATCCTGTTGCCAAGGCAGTAATTCTATATTAAGGTCTGTCAAAAGTTTAGCCTTGGTGTTGCTGGTACTAACTCAAACGAGATAATGCTTACAAACGTAGATGCTGCTTCTGGCGTAAGGCTTAGCGTGTCACCTTCTTTTGCCACAAGGAACTCGCCAAACTGACCGCCAAACTCTAAGAATTCACCACTACCTACATTTTTTCCAGCAAGAAAATCAATGTTGGTACTACCATGAACCCATCGGGCATCAATACTCTTACTGCTACCTGTAGTATTGGAGATAAATAAATAAGTAACTATAGCGTCGTAGCCAGCAGGTACGTCCAAGATAGTATTAGCAGAGCCTGCT